AGCTAGTTACTGTAGAAGTGCCTAAAGCAGTTTTTGCTGCTCTTTCTGGTGGCGGCATTACTATATCTTCAGCCATTGTTTACTTCATCCCTTAGTAGTTTAAGTTTATTCAAAGTTGCTATTGCACCCTGAGACCTATGTAAAGTTATTATATCGCTAGACTGCTCTAGAATTTTATGTTGTTTACTTATCTGTAAATCAATATAATCATTGAAGCTGTTCATTAGCTTGGGGTTGTTCACTAGTGGCTTGATTTGTTGCAGCACCTGCTTGTCCGTCATTTCCTGAAAATCCTTGCTCATTTGGTAAAGGAGCTTGTCCTGTACCTATATTACCACCACCTGCTCCTGTGGGGTCTAATGGGTTAGCACCGACAGGTGGTTGACCTGCCTGTTGTGGTTGTTGTTGTTGGGGTTGTTCTTGTGGCATAGCACCTTGCATACCTTTTAGTATCTCTGCCTGTAATGCTGCCTCATCCATATTATTTGTAACCTTTTCAGGGTCAAGTTCCATAGACTTAGCAATCTCTCTAATAATATATGGAAACTTAGCAAACGGAGCAAGTGCAGGATTAGATGCAACTTGTAAGAAGGACATCAATCTCTGACTACGCACTTCATTAGCCATAAGACTTTCTGTTCCACGTGCAACAACTTCTAAGTCTCCTTTTATATCAGGGCTAAAATTAAACTGCATATTAAATCTAAACATACCATTACCTAGAGGTTTAAGTAAGTAATCGTCTACATTTTTTATAACAGTCTTAATACTACCTGCTGCTGCATTCATAAGCATTGATATACCAGATGCAGTTCTACCTACACCTTGAACACCTGTTTGACCATGTGCAAATGATGGAAAACCTGTACTCTCATCTGCAAGTTGTCTAGCCTTGTCAAATAATTGTAAGTTTTCATTTGACACGTTAGGAAACTTTGTACCGAATATAGCTTGACCCGGTGCACCACCTTGTCTTCTAAAAACTTTACCCGGATACACAGATAAGTCTTGACCCGGAACTAGGTTGGTTTCGTCTACTTCAATAAGCAAGTTACCTGATAACACAGCGTTATCTACAGACATTCTCATAAAACCATTCATTAGTGTCTGTGTGTCATCCATGTTTTCAGCTAAACCTACACCAAAGAAAGAATATGGATTAAGTTCATATGGTGCTGCCATATAAGGTATAGTGGCAGGTTTAAATGGATTAAGAACCATTCTTATTAGTTTACCATTACTAATCCATATGTTTGCTTGTAATTCGTCAAACTCTTTTAAATCTTTAGGTATTTCTACATCATTCTCTTCAAGCATATCAACATCACACATACCCCAATATTCTAATACTTCAAATCTGTCTATTCCGTGTTCAGGTGCATAATCTGATAAATCATCTTCCCAATATTTTTTATCGTAAGACTCGCCTTGCTGTATTACCTCATCAATAACATTACTACGGAAATAAGGTCTTTTCTTTAATGCACGTAATTGACTTCTTGACATCTTGTGTCTTTCAATTACATATTGTGCTTCATCCATATTAGCAGCATCAGGGTCAGGATAAAAGTTCCAAACAGATACATGTGAAGTTGATGGAACAGTTTTAAATACAGGACTATAATTACCTTCATCATCCCAACTAGGATACTCTTTATCTACAGCAAAAGGTCCTTTCATCACACCTGTGCCAAACAATGCCATTTCAAATGCTGTACTTCTTAATTGTTTACTTGCATTTGATTCTTGTAATTGGTCTATGATTTGCTTCTCCATATTCTTAGCAGCAATCATAGCAGGACTAAATGTAATAGCTGAAGGTGTTTTCCCTACCCCTTCTTCCAATCCTTGAACTTCTGATAACTTTTCTTGTAGAGGACCAAGCCTTTCCTCCAAAGTTTTCTCAGTCGCACCTTTAGGTAGTTCTTGTCCATCACCTTTGAAACCATAGGGCGAAGACAACGCAGTTTCTCCTCTAAGCTGTTCAGGCTTTTTTGGGTCAAAGTTAACATCTTTTGCGACACCTTCAGGTAATACTGTTGGCTCAACGCTAATAGGAAATTTGTTACCTGCAAATAGAACATCAACAATTTGTCCGTAAGCTGCGAGAGTTTTGGTCTTAGTGACTTTGATAAATACTCTTGACTTTTCTGCTTCAGTAAATTGAACATCGCTTCCGTATAACCCCCTATAGTTTCTATATGACCTTAACCATCGTTCTTCGTCATTATTACGATAGTCTTCTGCACGTTGGTATCTTTCCATTACAAATGGTATGATACCACTTACGTTTACATCTCCACTTCCAGATTCCTCTACATCTTCTAATGCTATAGAATCATCGTCTAATGTTACTTCGTCTTGTTCTGCCATATTAAATCCTTAATATCCAAATGTAGCATCTGCCATTGGCATACTACTGCTAGGTCTGCCCATTGGGTCATAGTCAAAAATACTAAATCTAGGTCTTGACATTATACCATATCTAAGGGCATCATACAAGTGGTCTTCTGCTCTAGTATCCACATCTTCTGGATTCTTCTTATCTAAAGGTATAGATGGTAACTGTGCAACTGTGTTAGTACATGTATTAAAAAACACTAGTCTAGGTTCTTCTGTAAACTCATCTACCTGTAAACGTCTATGTATTTCGTTCTTACCTGATACACGACTACCTTTACTTCTATCTGAAGGTCTCCAACGACAACCCTTCATAATCATCTGTTCAGCCAAAGAAGGACCAGTATCACCACGCTTGTGCCAAAGGGAACTATCTAAGACACCATACTTAATGTTTCCGTCATCAGCCTCTGCATCTAGTATCATATCTGCCAAATCTGTGGCAAGGACTTTACTGCAATACAACTCTCTATATACAATAATCTGCTCGTCTGGAGAAACAGCAAACCACAACACACCACTATAAGAGCCATAACCATAATCACATGCCCTAAATTTAACCCAATTTCTTGGAATTGAAAAAGGCTCAATAACGTGAATATTCCTATCAAACTCAGAGAAAGCAGCACCTTCTTTAATATCCCAATCACCTTCAAGCAACTGCTTACGTTGGTGTTCAGGTAGGGAAAGAAGCATTGCTTCATAGTCACCTTGTTCTGCGAGATATGGGTTATCCGATAATCTAGCAGGGATAAATCTTCTTTTAAATAAGGATTGTCCTTCTTTACTGTGTCCTTTTGGATAGGTAAGGACATTCCCTGACTCAATATCTGTGGCATCAAATTGCTTTCCGTATGGTGCTGGGTCAATAAACATTTTCTTAACCCACTGATGACCCGGACCTCCCGGGTTCGTTGTTGCTCTCATATACACTGGTAAATCAGGAGCAGTAGAACGCAAACGTGAACGCATATAGTTCCAAGCATACGGAGTAGACCATTGGGTTAATTCATCAAACCCTATCCAACTAAATGCCAAACCTTGATAACGAAGTACGTCATCGTCACGGTCTAGGTAAGACATCCATAACCTAGCACCTGATGGTGCTTCCCATTGCATCTTTCTTTCTGACCACTTTATACCCTTCCATATTTGAGGATACATTTCCTTAGACTTAAATATAAGTTCTCTAAGTTCTTCTGTTGTGTGTCGCAGTAGCAACCCACTAAATGATGGGTGACCCATATATCTTAAAGGGTCTGCTAACATAGCATATGATTTACCACCACCTGCTGAACCACCATATAATACTTCTCTTTCACCTGCCGCAAGAAACTCTGTCTGTGGTCCTGCGTTTGGTTTGAAGATTACATTCTGTTCTTCAATTGGTACTGACTCTATTTCAGATACTTCTTGTATCTTAGGCTCTTGCACCTGTTCTTTCTTCTTCAATGGCTTTCGCCTTTTGTATCGCCTTTTCGGCATACTCAGACCACTTTCTGAGAGTTCTAGCTTGGTTCTTACGTTGTCTTTCATGCATTAACCTTTTTCTTAACCCTACGTGAGATATTTCTCGTTTTGTTTTAGTTGTTAGCCAATTAGCTACTTCACGATACGAATATTGTTTTATATACTTTCTTGCCATTTCTATGGCTTCTAACTCGTATGGTACTGGGTCAAGTAAGTCAGAATCTTTTTCGTTTATTTTATATCCAAATGGAACAGTCCTAGCTATGCGTGGTATCTGTATCCATTCTTTTTGTTCTTCGTCTTTTAAATCTGTTGGCTGTGGAAGTTTCCACTTTCCTACACTTCTATCCATTGTTCTTTGGTGGCAAGAGCATAACACCCCCAGTGCTTTCTACTTGCATCTTCTCAGTCTTCACTAAACCTGTTCTGTCTAGTAATTCTTTAGCTGCTGCCATCTTATCTCTAATACCTAGCTCTGTAGGGTCATATAAGCCTCCTACCATAGCCATTGCAGCTTTAGGTGCATTCCTACTCATAAACAACTGTGTAGCCTCTAGAATCTCTTCTTTCAGCGATTTAACGATATCTGTAGTGCTAGAGCTTTCAGAATATCCTGCTAACTTTTTAGCTGCTACTACATCTCCACCTGCCTCATCAAATAAGACAGATAAAAACTTTTGTTGTCTTTCAGTTAGTTCTCTACTCATTATGCTATACTTTCTTTTGCATATTGTCTATCAACACGTGCTATCAATCTTTTTGCTCTATTAGTAGTTTGTTTGAACCAACGAGAATCTTCCATCTCGTCTGCCATTTTATACCAATCACAATCCTCTACTGCAGCAATCATGTTTTTAAATTTAGATAGTCTAGGTCTACCGAGTTGAAAACACATATTGGCTAATACATGTTGTATCTCTTCAGGTAGATTATCAAATTGCGAAAATAATAGGTTACAATCTTTTATAGTCGTTTCTATGTCTTTCGCAAACCATTCATCCACTTTATCATTTGGAATCTTTGTACCGATGGGTTTTCCATAATAATCTTCATCCCATTCTGTAATTAGATGCCCAATACCACCTGTAGGATATCCTTCTGAACATCTATATATTTCGTATTTAATACCTTCGTCATCTGCTATTTCGTTTTGTAGTTTTATTAAGTTCATTTGTTTTCCTTACATACACAAGTCTTGATATTTAGTTGTGTGTAATCTATGCTTAGATAAGTCTCTGCTAGAATTTTTAAATAAACATTTAATCCAATCTAACATTATTTTTTCCCCATAATCTTCATAGCTTGTCCTGCACCCTTAATACCAAATGATGCACTAATTGCTATAAACAAAAGATATTGATACCACTCAGGAAGTGTATTCAATACCTCAAATCCTATTCTTACATATTCTGTCATGCTAGGTATAAATACTAGTATAGCAGGTAATAACAAAACAATCAAGGCAAATTCGTCTTTCCAACTTCCATCTGTTGCATCTGCCATAGATTTTTCCCATTCAACTTCGCCTGTTGCTACTTTCTCAGCTACAACTGCTTTAGCTTTAGCTTGTGCTACTTTAGCTTGTCCTTCAGCTTTGACTTTTTCAACCTTGCTGTCCATCCATGAACTAGCTAGATTTGCGATTGGTCCTATGAGTGCTGTAAACATTATAGTCTCCTTTTACCTTCTTTTTTTTGTATTTCTCTTAGAGCTTTTACGTGTTTGTTCATTAGATAGTTTCCTACCTTTTGGAAGGGTTTCGCTAATTTTAGATATAGCTCGTATTTTCTCATCTAAATCTTGCCGTTTTTGTAGCAATCTTTTTGGGCTGTTTAGATACTTGTCTACCTGCTCTAGTTGCTTTGCGTTTAGCAGCCGTAGAGGCGGCGTATTCACTGGGACTAAGAGCCTTAATCGCTTTCTCAGGTAAATAACGTTCACCTGTTGCTTTACTCCCCTGTGTACTAGGTTTGCCACTTTTAGTTCGCCATTTTTGTTTTGTCCAATTTGCTAGGGATTTTTGTGGTGCTCTCATATGCTTCCTTTATTTGTTCTATAGTTCTAAAGCATCCTATACAAATATTTCCATGTAACTTACAGATGCCTACGCATGGACTCAAAATCTTCCTACCCATTTACCTACAAACCAAGCCATCAGTCCTGCAAAGAATATTACAATTATAGCAGCTATTCCGTAGCCTATGTATTCCATCAATTCTTGTTGACGCTTCTCTGCCATCTTTTCTTGATAGCGTCTAGACTTACGTGCTTCAGCTTGGAAGGATTGCCAATCTTGCCAAAGTCCGGGTCTTCCTAGGTAAATCATCATCTTCTTGAGTTCTTCTTCTTTTTCTTTTATTTGCTCAAGAGCCATGAACTCTTCTAGGTCTGAACCACCTACACCTTTAGCTTTCTTTTTCTTTGCTTTCTTTTCTAATTCTTCTTTGGAGAATACAAAATCACTTATATGTTTCGCACACCCACTCAGTTCTTTACCGTTGGACACGAATTGTTTTATGACATTGAAAGCAGCATTAGCTGCAGCTAGTTCTGCTAACATTTTATTTTTTCCTTATAGGTTTGCAGTACGCTGTTATGTGTAAATCAGGTCCTTCCAGTTGTGGTATAGAAGGTTGTTTATGTAGTCTTTCTGCAAAGTATAAACATCTATCTATATCTTGGAAGGTTTGTGTTTGGTCTACTACTCTTATTCCCATCATAAACACAAGCACAAACTCAATCATTTATTTATACAGGTACGCCTTGTACCTCCTCATTCTTATTTTGCGTATGGCACTCACAGGTGCACTCTTCTTCATTACATTCGTAACATTCACAAGTTTCACATTTACTTTTTGTTTTTTGCTCGTTCATTTTCTTTCTTTAAACTTTCTTTTGCCTTTTTAAATATTGCAACAACTTCAGTCTTACCCATAACTTTTGCTCTTTGTTCTGCGACTGTGAGTATCTGTATTTTTCTAGCATACGGTTTTTTAATTCTTTTAACTTTTGATACTGTAGCTTTTGCATCTGCCACTGTAGCGAATTTAATACTAACTGTGTCTTTGGGATTTTCATCAGTATATAATCTCCTACCACTGCCTTTAGGCTTTTTACCTGTGCCAACTTTAGGGTCTGACTTCTTCTTTGTGGTCATTATCCTCTATATCCACCACCTGCTGCTTTATATCTTTTGGCAAGCATTTGTGCCTTAC